TTGAGGTCTTATAATGATCGACGGAACATTTGGGACGGAAAATCCGATGATTTACGCAAGAATGGCGCAAATGCCTTTCCATGGCAGGGTGCATCTGATCAAGAGGTGAACGTCGTTGGTGAACGGATTGACATGTATGTGTCTCTGTTTGACCAAGCACTTCAGCGTAGTCACATCAAGGCGTTCCCAACGTCTATGGCTTCAATGCCGCGAGCTTCTATTGTGTCGTCGTTCCTTAAATGGATGCGCTCGACGTATATTCCTGACTTCAAGAATCAAATGGAGTTGGGAGCGAACTATTTGCTAGAGAAGGGGATTATGGTTTCCTATGTCGGTTGGAAGCGAGAAAAAAGGACATATTTGCAACAAGTAACCATCGAACAGATTGCCCAACAATCCCCTGATCTAGCGAACCTTATTATTGATGGAAATGACGACGAGACTTTGTTTGGCATGATCAAGCAAGCATTCCCCGACTTGTCGAACAAGCGGTCGAAGAAAGCAATCATGGACATGCGGAAGAAAGGTGTCGCCGACATTCCACTTCCTCGACAAACCGTTGATTGCCCAATCGTATATTCGTGTGCGCCAGACGGGGAAGTTGTATTCCCTCCGTATGTTTCCGATCCTCAACGCGCCCCATACATCTTCTGGCGGACGTTCTTGACGGCTCAGGAGCTTGAGAAGAAGGCCACAAACGAAGGATGGGACCGCAAGTGGGTTGATCACGCAATCTCCAATCTTCGCGGTAAAGACTCCATGTATCTTGATGGAGAAAAAGTTAAGACTGTCACTCGACTCCCAATTACGGACGATAATGACTTGGTGATGGTCGTTTATGGATACCAGCGTTTGATTGATGAAGAAGACGGTTCTGAAGGCATTTATTGCACGGTATTCCATCCACAAGCAGAAGGCTACGCAAAGCATGAGCTTCTTAATGGATACGATGACTATCCATTCGTTGTGACTCGTTTGGCGAATGATCAAAAGCGCATGTATGAGGTCCAGACGTTCTCTGACGTTCTCCGTGGCGCACAGATGCAAATCAAGACTGAACGTGATAGCCGGATTGACCGAGCATCGTTGGCTACGCTACCTCCATTGATGCACCCTGCTGGTCGTCCTCCATCCGATTGGGGGCCAGGTCGCCGTGTTCCATATCGTCGTCTTGGTGAAATTGCTTGGGGGCCAGTCCCTCCAATGGATCAAGGTTCGGTGGAAGCTGAGATGTCAATGCGAGCACAGGCTGATCGTGCTATTGGACTGGATCTGACCAATCCGCTTACTACTGCTCGTCAACAGTTCTACATTGGCAAGTTCTTGGATCATGTTCGCGACGTTCTAAACATGGCTTGGAAACTGTATCAACGCATGGGACCAGATGAGGTGTTCTTCCAAGTCACTGGGAATCCAAATCCGCAAGTTATGCAGAAGGGCAGTCCTGACGAGAACTTCAGCATTACTGTTTCGTTTGACTCATTGACGACCGATCCAGAAACTGCGGAAACCCAATTGAAGAACATGGTGTCGCTTGTCCAGCTTGATCGTAACGGCATTCTCGATGTCAACAAGCTCCTTGAATTTACTGCTTCGAGCATTAACCCGATCTTTGCGGACTATGTGCTGCAACCAGTCGAGGAAGCGCAACAGAAGGTGGCTAAGAACGTCACTGATGACCTTGCGAAGATCTTTGCTGGTATCGAGGTCCCGGCTCAACCCAATGGCGCACAGATTGCCATACAGATGGTTCAAGCCTACGTTCAGCAGCCTGACGTCGCTCAACGCGCTCAGTCTGATGAGGCGTTTGGAGCGCGTCTTCAGAAATATATGGGGCAGTATCAATTCCAGCTGCAACAAGCCCAGAACGCCGAGGTTGGCCGTATTGGGACTAATCCAGCTCAAATGGGCGGTGTTACAACCCAAGGAATGCAACAATGAGCGAGAAGCGATTCAAAAAGGTCGTCATCAACCCAGAAACAGGTCGCAAGAAAACTGTTAAGTATGGGCAGAAAGGGGCTACTATTTCACCCGGCTCGGCCAAGGGCGATTCCTATTGCGCTCGCAGTGCCAAGATCAAGGGCGACTGGAAGTCTGATCCAAACTCGCCAAACAACCTATCGAGGCGCAAATGGAAGTGCAGCGGAAGCAAATCAATGAAATAATCTCATGAAAAGCAAAGCAAATGGCTGCGGCCACAAGGAAGAAAAAGAATACGGCAAAGGTAAAAAAGGCAAAGGCTACGTCGAGATTGAAATCAAAATGAGTCGTGCGCCGAAGAAGAAAGCCAAACGCAAGTAGTCTATGAAAAAGCCTAGAACAAAAGCAGCTAAACAGGCTAAAGTGGCGAAAGTCATGGGTGAATACAAGGCTGGAACGCTACACGCTGGCGTTAATCCTAAAGGCCCAAAGAAAGCTCCGCTAGCAAAGAGTCGGAAACAAGCAGTGGCAATTGCAATGTCCGAAGCAGGAATTAAGAAACGCAAGTAATACATATGACACCACTACCGAAGCCAACAATTCAGCAAGCTGTCGAATCGCTTTCTGATCGTGATGAGTTCAAAGCAATCGTTCAATTTGTTCGTGACGAGCGTGAACGGTTCTTTGCTGATCTACGTCAATGCACCGAAACTAACGAAGTAATGAAGATCGCGGGCAGCGTGGCTACATTGGATGAGTTGCTATCATTGCTGTCCCACCAAAACGCTTGACACGAAAGTAACACCATGTCTTAGTCAGCACGTCTCCGGCAATTGGTGTGCTGTGTCTTAGAGGTCGAAGGGTTTTTTGGTTTTCCCTTCGGCCTCTTTTTTGTGTCGATTTTCATACATTACTAAATTGCTTGACATAGTAATGATTATAGTGTTGATTCCTCACGAACACGCATCGCCGAGCGTAAATGGCGTTTTAAATAAACATTATGAGTAATCCAGAAGCTACCGCCGAAGCTATTGAATCGGTGTCTAATTTGTCATTTGAAGAGCTTGTAGCTCAACGCATGGCCCGACAAACCTCTCCCGAGGAAGAACCAGAAGAAGAATCCGAAGATTCCGAACAAGTTGACGAAGATCCTGCCAGTCTAGACGACGAGGAGATCCAAGAGTCAGATGAGGAGTCCGAAGAAGAATCTGAAGAGGAAGCCGAAGAAGAGTCCGAAATTGACTTGCTGTCTCTTACGACTGAGCAAATTCAATCTTTAGCCAAAAAAGGTAAAAGCCGATTGCTTCAACGCATTGGTGAGCTGACTGCTCAAAAGAAAGCCTTGGAGGAAAAGATTCAATCACAACCTCAGCCGCAAGCCAAAGTTGTTCCTCAAGACGAGAATCCATTCCGAGAAGTTTCATCGTTTGATGAGCTTAAAGGAAAGTATGACGAACTTGAACGGACGCTTGAAACAACTGATGAAATCCTAGAGGAACATGAAGATTATGGTCCTGACGATATTATCACTGTTGGCGACAAGGAGTTCAGCAAAAAGCAAATTCGGAAAGCAAACCGAAATGCTCGCGAAGCACTGACAAAATACATTCCCGCCCAACAACAGCATCTTATTAAGATTGCTCAGTATGAGGAAATGTCCAAGCAGTATTCAGAAGCAGCTAAGAGTGAAGTTCCAGATATTCAGGATGAAAGTTCTGAAATTGGAAAGAACTACAAAGCACTGGTGTCGGACCCATTGATTGAGCGGATTAAATCCCAAGTTCCTGAAATCGGATTTCAAATTGAATATATCTTGGCTCATGCCGCTCGTTCTCTTTATGGGAATAAGAAGATCAAAACGCAATCAGCGATGGGAAGTAAGTTGAAGGTCAATCCATCTTCAACCCCATTTGGTGCTGGTGCGGCGAAGTCTTCTTCTCCTGCCAAAGCGAAAGTAGCAGACGCATATAACCGCTTTGAGAAAAGTGGTAGCCCGGAAGAATGGATTGCTGCCAGAATCGCTAAATTCAAATAACTTCTAAATATCAAATATCATGGCTATTAGTGCTACCTACCAACCGAATGCTCCTGCCGCCAAAACTGGCCAAGGCTCCGCAATCTCCAACCGTGAGGATCTCAGCAATGAGCTGGCTATCCTTGCACCAGAAGAAACCCCAATCCTGTCGCTTTGCTCCAAAGGCAAAGCCTCGGCAACCTATACCGAATGGACCGTTGATTCCCTCGCATCCCCAGTCACCACCGGTATTTCCGAAGGTTCCGACGTAACTTCGTTCAGTGACAAGTTTGCTGATCGTGCTCGTCTCGGCAACTACATCCAGTTGATGCGTCGTGATTATCTCGTTTCGAATCTGCAACAAGCTGTTACGAGCATTGGCCCTGCCAATATCGCTCAAGCTGAAGCGAAGTCGATGCGCGAAATCAAGCGTGACATCGAGGCCACTATCGCATCCAGCAATGAAATGACCGTTGAGAATGGTGCTGGCACCCCTTACGGCATGCGTGGTTTCGGCAAGTGGGTTGATTCCTCCGCCCAAGCAACGAACCCGGTCCCAGCTGCATATCGCACCCCGTCCGGTTCGATTCTTGCTACGACTGTTACTGAATCCACCTTCAACGGCATGATTGGTTCAATCTTCTCCAAGAATGGCGAGATGAACAGCCTAACGCTTGTTGCTAATACGGCTCTTCGTCAAATCATCAGTGGTTTCACTCGCAACTCCGGTGTTAGCACTGGTGTTACCTATCATGTGAACCAAGAGGCAACCTCCAAGGCCATCACGCTGTCTGTCAATCTTTATGATTCCGACTTTGGTATGGTTAAGATTGTCAACGGCAACCCAAGCTGTATGCCTACCGCTTCGACCAATGTTGGTTACGTCATCAATCCTAAGTATCTTGGCTTCAACACTCTGATTCCTATGGGTGCTACTCGCCTTGAGAACCAAGGCGGTGGTGAGCGTGGTTTCATTGACGTTGCTGGAACGCTTGTTTGTAAGCATCCGCAAGCACACGGCAAGATTGCTTACTAATCTTAACTAAGAATATAACATATGAAAGTAAATAATAATGAATCTGGACGCGGTTTCACTGACGTTATCGTGCTCACTTCTGCTGATCTTGCCGCAATCGCCGCTGCTGGAGGAACAAAGACCATTGGTCTGATTCCAAAAGGTGGTGGTATCCGCAGTGCAAGCATCTCGACTGCCCGCACGTTTGTTACCACTGGCACTGCTACCGCTGTTGCTGCCAATGGTGCAGTGTCCGTGGGGATCTCTGGAACCGCTGCGAAGCACATTGCTTCCGCTGTCCCTCCAGCAACCGTCGATACTGCTGCTCGCTTTAATAGCGGTAGCGGATGGACTACTGGCATCCCAGTCGTGATTGATATCCCGACCACTGCGGATATCCCAGTGATCCTTACTGTCGCTGCTGGTTCCTCGACCGGAGCTTATTCGGCACTTGATGGTCAGATTGTTATCACTCTTGATATCATTGACCCTGTGGGCCAAGCTGCCTAAATCATAATTGAGGTGGGAGGGCTTAAAACGTCCTCCTGCCTCTCTTTTTATTCCAATGATAAACGACGAAGCACTTACCTCCGCACTCGTTAAGGAACTGTGTTCTGGCCGCAAGTTCAAGGAGGCACTTGGAAATAGGCGTGAGATCGAAGCCGCTGCTGAAGCTCGTTCCATGAAGGATGCTAAATCAATTCTAGGGAAGCCAATTGGAGCTATCCCGCAGCATGAATACTTCTTGCTAGCAAACAAATACGGAAACGAATGCTGGGATGACCGCTCATTTGTCCGTGACTTTTTCAAATCGCAGTCTCACCTAAAAGCTGGAAATATCTAATATGCAGACAAAGACATACTCCGAATTGTTCTCGCTTATCCAAGCACTCTGCGGAGTAGTGTTTGCGTCTATTGAAGCACCTCGTATCAAGGCGTTGATTAACCGCCGAGCATTACGAGCATATCGTTCCAGCAACTACTGGACTCGGTTCCTAAAGATTGGCGAAGAACGTGTTGTTACCGCTTCAGTTGTTCCCTATTCAGAATCCGGCCTCTCCTCGATTGACACGTTTCTGCGTGTTTATAAGCAAGCCCCATACGTCGCGTCTTCGGTTCAGGAGTATGACATTATGGTTACGTCGGCTGGAGCAACACTTGTCTGCGGTGACTTGAATCCTTCCGAGGCGTACGTTACATATAAAGCGCAACTTGTTGACACTTACGGAGATGGTTCCGGCGAAGTATCCGCAATCCCTGCTGAGTGGTATCAATACATGGCTCACGGGACATACGCTGACTATCTTCGTGCTGAAGGACAACAAGAGAAGTCTGTGATTGCAGACCAAGAAGCCGAAATGCTGCTGCAAGATGAAATGATCCGGCTTGACGAGAACCATACAAGCGGACTAGTTTCAAACCGCATCTTTACTAACGCAAACATGCAAATGCGCTACTGATGAAATACGCTCTTGGAAATATGCTTAATGGCGCTGGAGGTCTGAATGCAGACGGCTTGACACTGGATCTTCAGTTTGCCACTGATAAGACTTTGGCTGCTCGAAAGGGGCCGACTCCTACGTTCACGCGAGCATCTGCTGCCACATTCATCGGGAGTAACGGGTTGATCCAATCTGCTGCCATCAACGCTGCACGTTTCGACCACGATCCATCTACTCTTGTATGCCGTGGATTACTTGTTGAGGAGACTAGGACGAATTTGGTATTCCCCAGTGACACATTAGGCACTCAAACACGCACGGTCACAGCAGCATCTCACACACTTTCTTTTTACGGAACCGGAACCGTAGTCATTTCTGGAGCGCACGTTGCAACGGTTACGGGAACTGGAGCGTATCCGACAAGGACCACGCTTACGTTCACTCCATCGGCAGGAAGCCTGGTCCTTACTGTGACTGGATCAGTAACTCAGGCGCAACTAGAAGCCGGAGCATTCGCCACGTCCTACATCCCGACCACCACAGCGTCCGTGGTTCGCAGTGCGGATGTTTGCAGCATTACGGGGAGTGATTTCACGGGGTTCTACAATCAGAGCGAAGGGACGTTTTTGACGCAATCCATAAAAACTTCCACTAATATTAATGCGTTTATTATCAATGCGTCCGATAACAGTTTTATTAATGGCACAGATTTAAGATACGCCGCTGTTACAACACCTTCAGCAGTAATTAATGTTGCTAGTGCTGGTCAAACAACTGGATTTAGCGGAACAATAATATCTGGGGCTTCAGCAAAACAAGCTCTTACATATAAATTAAATGATTGTGCTTATTCCTTAAATGGAGCATCTGCTATTACAGATACATCAGCGTTGATCCCAACTGTTAATAGAATAAATTTTGGGTCGGCTTATACTGGTCAACCACTTAACGGCCACATCGCCGCCATCCGCTACTTCAAGAAACGTCTCTCCAACGCAAAGCTCCAAACGCTCACGACATGATCGACTACATCCTCAAATTCCCAAGCAAAGAGGTCGCAGAGCAATTCGGAGTTGCTAGTGGCTTTGCTGTTGTGAACGAGGATGGCAGCGTCACGGCAACCTTTGCCTCCCACGAATACGCCTTGCATGAGATAGGGGAGCATAACGGCACGGACTACTGGTTTCTATTCCGCGACCTCGTAGGAATCCCCGTTCCCGCAGGTGGCGAGCAGTTCATCCACTGGTCGTCCGTTAGTGGCGAACAAAGACCAATCTCTGGTAATGCCCCGAATATCTGGTGGGCATAACTTAACATAACAAATACATGAAAACTACCGCACTCGGAATCCTTACTATCGTCGCCACTCTGTCTAGCGTTGGCATCCAAGTCCTTAAAGGCGGAGCCCCTGATTTGATTGGTGCTTTTGCTGCAATCACCGCAGGAGTTGGCCTAATCAAAGCTCGGGATAACAAGTGACAACGGATCAAGGCAGGGACATTCTGCATGGGTTTGTTGGGACTGTTGCGCCAGCGGTGGGATTCGTCACCTCGTTTCAAGAGCAACTTGAATGGGGGATGCGAATGACATCGTTAACTATCGGTATTATTGTCGGCATCTTGTCCCTAGCCAATCTGCTAAGAAAGCGTTGATTCGACATGATGGGTGACTCTGGCATGGAACCGCTAAATGATCCTCCGTGCTGGTCAGGCATCGTTGCAACCGTCGTCCTTGCATCCGTCTGGATTCTATATATCCTATTGAAATACTGACATGGGACAACTTGTAGCAATCTGTATTGGTCACTCTCGCAGCGTCAAGGGGCGTATTGAAGGAGGGGCTGTATCCGTTGGTGGGGAGTCTGAATGGAGCTACAACAGGCAGCTTGGCGAGATGATCGTGGACGAGCTTGGAGAACGAGCCATCGACACGGTTGAAATATCCAAATACAACGGAACGAGCTACGGATCGGCTCAACGCTGGCTGGCTAAAACGCTAAAGGACTGCGGGGCTACTATTGCAATCGAGTTGCATTTCAACTGCTCGGATGATCCAAAGGCGAACGGCCATGAATGGCTTTATTGGAGCACTAGCAAGAATGGAAAGTTTCTGGCTTCAAGTATCTGCGATAACATGTGCTTGTCCGTAAATAGCATCAAGTCACGCGGAGTGAAGCCGAGATTCCCCGGTGATCGTGGAGCTGAGTTCCTTCATGGAACGCATTGCCCTTCGGTGATTTGTGAGGTTGGCTTTGGAAGTAACCAGAAAGACTGGGATATCATGGTTGACAAGAAAAACGAGATTGCACGGGCTATTGCTCATGGAATCATGGACTACCTAGATTAACTCAAGAAAATATGGCGTTCAAAAGATTCCTCTACTGTGCTGACTCCCACGGCGACCTGATTCATAACGAGTCTGCAAAGAAGCTGCTGAAGTTCGCTGACGACTTCAAACCGCACTACCGCATTCATGGCGGCGATCTTTGGGACTTTTCTCCGCTGCGTGGCGGGGCTAGTCCAGAAGACAAGGCTGGTGGCATCTCTGAGGACTACAATGCCGGAATTCGATTCTTGGATGAGTATAAGCCAAACCTGCTAACGCTTGGCAACCACGATGATCGAATCTGGCAAATTGGACGAGACAACGCAAACGGTGTTCTTCGTGAACATTGCGCCGAACTTGCTAAGCAAACTGAAATCGAATTCAAGAAGCGCAAGATCACTTGGATTCCCTACATTGTTGGTAAGTATCTAAAGCTTCCGGAAGGAGGTCCAAAATTCATTCACGGATTCAGGTCTTCAATGGTGAGTCCTGCAAAGCTCCATCACGCCGACTGGGGAAGCTGCATCCACGGTCACGTTCACAAACCTGATACCTATGTCGCTACCCATGCTGACGGGGGATTGTCAATGTCCTCTGGGTGCATCGGTGACATCGAGAAGATGCACTACGCAGACCGCTACTCGTCCAAGATGGGTTGGAGGCAAGGATTTATTTACGGGATGATTAACGACAAGACTGGTGCTTGGCACGCATGGCATGTCATCAAGGAAGGCGACGACTGGATCTCCCCAATGGGTATTTTATGAAAAACGCAAAAACGAAAAAAGCATTAAGTGGAATTGAGTGGGCAATTGCTCAAGCTGTTGGCGAGCCTCGTCACGCCGATGAATTTACCTGTGTCGAGTTTATGAAGGCGGGCGGCGGTGATTCAAGAGCGTCTGCATCTTCAAGGCTAAACAGAATGGTCAACGATGGGATGCTGACAAAAAGGTCATTTAGCATCGATGGAAGTAGCTGCACATTATACCGCAAGGCTTAGTAACTCATTGAGACGAAGTGGTCCGAACCGCTCCCGTCAGGCGTTGGTTCCTAGGTCTGGTAGCTATCTCCAGACTATGGACGCCATCGGGGATGCGGAACGGAAAGTGAAGGCCCGTTAACTCGGATCGGGGTTGGACTCTGATCCGTTTCGGCCGAAGCGATCCACGACGGGCCAAGCGTGGGACCAAGAGCAGCCTGAAAGAACACCCTCCGAATTACGCATGCAAGCAGAGGCGCGGCGGGTCGTAGTCAAATACTACCCTGTTTTCTGAAACTTGTCCAGTTAAAATTTAATCCGCATCCATTTTCCCGGATTCTCTCAATAACCGCTGGAGAAAGCGACCTAGCAAAATTCTCTCTTGAGTGATTGGAGATTAAGATTGTTGGAACCGCATCCCGATAACGCGCATCTATAATTCCAGTAATCTCGCGACCCTCGAAATCCGTGTCCCTTCGGTCTTGCATCTCATCAATCACTATTAACGCAGCTTCTGAATACTTCTTAATTACTTGCGTTTCGGAAAACTCAGAGTTTTTTCTATAAGTGTCTCTGATTTCCGTAAACAATCCAACTGCTGTCGTATAGATTGCTGGTTTTTCACGCCGGATCGAAGTTTTCCATAGCCCCCCATTATTGTGACCAGCATCTTTTGGGTTGCATTTCTTCGCCAACTCCCATGACATCCGGGTCTTCCCTGTCCCGTGCGCCCCATACATCACTACAATGCCTCCAGAATCGATTGTGGCGAGTGCTTGTCGGTAATGTGCCATCCAACTATCACCGGTGGCTTCAGGGGCATCGTCGTAGCGTTTAGGGAATCCTCTCAGTAGTTTCATTTGAAGTGCTTATCTAGGATGTTCGTGACAGTATATCCGGTTCCTCGATGATTGATTTTCGAGTAATCGACAACTTGCGTTGGTTCAATCTTCTCAGACTCAGCGGTCCTTACAAGAAGTTCAAGAGCCTTGGATGGGACAATTCCCTCTCTCTTTGCGAGCCGTTGAATCCGCTGGTATGTTTCGTAAGTCAATCGAAATGATGCGGTAATTCGCTGCTCCCAGGGTTTGAGTCTTGGTCTTCCGGTGATAATTCTGAATCCGTTGTCTTTGGTGTAGTTTGACATTCTGTTTTTCTAAATATGTTATCGTAGTTTTGCCCGTAGATTTTGGCATCGACTGGCCTTAGCGTGTCCCCTTTGCCAGCACTCATTCGTAAGTCCCTTCTTCATCAATTGACCATTTTACTGGGGTGAACATGAGTTCAAGTCGTGGCCACTTCTCGTCAGAGTCCTCGATGCAGATCGCGGTGAATCGCCCCGAAGAGCAGTATTTATCCTTGGCCGCGAATTTAATGACATATCTTGCCATCCTCCTCAGGTCTCCAAGCGAAGGCGTGTCGAACTTCCCGTGATAGGTCCACTTATTCTCCTCGAATGTTTTTCTGACGAATCCGAAATCAAATTCATCCATGATTTCGTCAGTCTGTATTTGGATTACTTCTTGTCTATTCATGCTTTATGAAGGTTGATGATTTTGTATTTGGCGAAACTCTTCCCGTTTTGTTTTATGGTATGCGTGATGATTGGCATCCCAATCTTGCGAAGTTCATTGATCCTCGCAGACAGCCTCATGCAACCCCACTTCTCAAGTGCTTGAAGCTGGGTGATTCCGTATCCGCGCCATAGCCATGACTCTAGTTTCTCGATTGTGCTTTTTTTCATAGTTCGCTGTAAGTGTATGTTTCTTCGCTTGGTGAAAAGTTGAACTTGTCAGTGAGTTCGATCATAATTGCGTCATAAACACATGTTTCAATATGATCGAATGCAGGGTCTTCGGTGTGCTTGTAAGCTCTTGATACTCCAAGGCGGCATCCTGTTTCAACGCAATGCTTTATAATTTGGTAATAGTTTGCTTTCATATTTTAATATCCTTTATCTATTTCTTTGCTCAATTTCTCAACTTGAGCGATTATGTCAGAGACTTTCTCTGTGGCATCCTTGATTTCAGATTCAAGCATCTCGTCAAACTGCATATACATGTCTCTCCAGCGTTTTGCTTCGGATTTCCATTGGTCTCGTTCACGTTCAAGTTTGCGAGCGTGATCGTATCCGTCGCACGGGAACAAGGCGTCCGGGCCGTGAGCCTCGATGTATGCCGCTATTGACTCGCGTTCTGCTTCATCCGTCTCGGGTGTGTCGTTCATTTTGGTTGTTTGTGTTTTGGTTTTCATTTTGTAGTTATAGACACTTATTGGTAGGCATAATTAGCTGTTCTCCTCAAGAATGGTCACGTCGTAGCCGTGAAGGTGGAAGTCGCCCAACCCTCCGCTGTTGATCACCAGCCGAGTCGTGCCATCGAAGAGCGTCACCTGAGTTCCATCGTCGCATTCGACCATTTTGCTTGGGACTCCGACGCATTCCAAGAACAGGCTCATCGCGAAGATGTTGCACCCGGCTTGGTCGTGATCCTTGATGTGGTATGATCTCTCGCCATTAGCGAAGAGTTCGGCGGTGTTTTCTGGTATGTCGTAGTCGCACATAAATTCAAGAGGAAGAAGGAGAACAAGGGGCTGATGTCCGATCCGTCATAAGCTTTTCAGTTTCGTTTCATCGGCCACACCGTCACCGGACGGCATAGCCCTAGCGTTCGCTAGAAAACAAGATGACTCCCGACCAACAATTTCTTCTTGATCGCATTTACAGCGGTATCGACCGAATGGAAGAACTGCACCTAGCCCAAGCCAGTCAGCGAGAATTGAGCGCGAGGGATGCGGTTGATTTGCGAGATATGGCTTGTGGCCCCGGCACGATGGACGATCTCTTTGCATACGCGAACAGACCCAAGCGTGAGGTGCTTCAATACATGCAAGAGCACCACCCAGCATATTTGTCACGGCTGCTTGACAATACCCTTTCACCGAAGGATGAGGGATCATGATGCCCCATTCACCTCCACGCTCAGCGAGTGGCCAGCATCGCCCGCGAGCGATTCTTCCGACCATTATCACACCCCTCTGCTCGAATACTTCCACCACCTGCCACGGGTGCTCCGGACCGCCACGCCACCAGAAAAAACCCAAGCGAACAAGACGAGACACAGCAACCGCCACTAGCTGCCATGGCGCATACATCCAGCGTGGTTTCACCCTTCACCTCCCGTTTCGACGCTCGGTGTCGCTAGTGGCGGTGCGTGCTCTTTGACGTTCGACTCATCACGGGCAGCTTCTAGTTTTCCTTTGAGCGTGTCCCGGCCTCGCCACTCGCGGGTTCTCGCAGCCCTCGTCAGTTCGGCGATCGCCCATCTCGTCTCAGGCTCAATTTTCCCCTCGGACTCCAAGATGTCGGTCAGTTCATCACCGAGTTCTTTAATCTGGTCTTTGAGTCCATAGTAGTAATGAGCCATGGACGATTCCCAAGCCCACCTGACGGCGATGAACGCGGCGGATATGAGGGTTAACACCCCGATTGTAATTAGTAAGTCTATCATAAAGTCGAACAAGTCGGTCGAGCCAAGCGGCGGAATGGCTCTGTTTGGTTTTAGTGAGTCGGTGCGCCCGCCGCTGGCTCACCTATTGCGTTCGGCAGATATTGAGCGAGAGCTACTCCTATCATCCTGCGGTCTTCCGGGGAGACAGCTTCGTGCAGATCGGACATTGCCACAGCGTTCAGTATCACCCTGCCATTAACCCGGAGTTGCCACGCTTTAGTGGTTGATCCGCTGCCGTCACACGGATGCAGATTAGCGGCCTGCCACTCGACGGCGGGTGATCGTGGGGCGGATGTGCCAGTGCCTTTGCAAGTGTAGCACCGATCACGCTGCGTCTTGTCGATCTCGGGACGATACATCGGTTTCCCCATGCCGGAGCCGCCGCAAGCCGAACAAGGCGCGGATGGACAATCCCCACCAGCTTTCTTCTTGGTGGGGCGTTTTGGCTTCGATGGTGTTTTATCGCGGGGATCTACGTCTGTTATTTCGTATTCAGTTGTCATCATTTTTGGTTCCAAAGATTAAGGGTTCGGAGGAATGCTTCAGCGCGTTGGGCGGCGGTTGCCGTGATGGTCGGAACCGTAAACTTAAGCACATCTTTGCGGAGTATTTCCAACATATTACATTGGTCCTCCAAGGTCAGCGACATGATGGCTTCGTGCATCGCATTGAGGTCGTTGAGGTAGTCGGGGAGCGGTGTCTCATATTTGCGTGCGGAATTTGGAGGGTGCCCGTATTGAACGGTTCGGGTGTCCACTTTGTGCGAGCAAAACCGATCCCACCCGCAAGCCTCCGCAATCGTGATTCTTTGTTGTTCTGGTTTCATGGTTCGGTTGGTTGGTTAAGGGATTGAAGTGCTTGTTCAACGATTTCATAGGCCGCCCCGCCGATGTGAAATGATTCATTATTCCGCAGTGCCAATAAAACCTCCGCCAGCCTGTCGCGTTGCTCTGTGACCGCATCGAGCGCATCCACGCACCGCATGGTAGCTGCGATCAGTCCGGCGTCACCCCACAGTTCGCTGTCGGGATGCCCGCCCAACTCAACGCGTAGTCTCTCCTCGAAATTATCCCGCTGCTTTGTGACGACGGTTAGTTCGCGTTGCATCTTTTTAGCGTGGTCCCAGATAGTTCCGTTGGGGTCCATCATCTCGCAACCTAAATCTTTGTTTTGCTGGATGTATTTTGCCTTCCATTCATCGCGCTCGCGTTCGATTCCTTCTAAACGCTCAGACTGGAGCTTATATAAGTCACGCCGAAATTCTAAATCCGACCGGGCCTCATCCCGCTCGCGTTCTAGCTTTCGTGACAAAAACACAATTGGATTTTCGTATGTGGTTTTACTATTTCCCACATAATGATCTTCTTGCAGAAATCTGAGGTGTTTGTTTGCCTTTACGCATTGGTCTGTTTCTGGTGTGTCAGTCATTTTAATTTCGAGTTGCGAGTTCATGATTTGCTTTCGGCCAGTTTCCTTGCCAGCTTCTTTTCGATTGCTGCGTTGAACCTTTCAACGTCCTCGTCCCTGATAATAAGCCCAATGGTTTCAGGTCGTG